GTCGCCATGTACTTCAGCTGGCGTGCCAGGGTTTCGGTCAGCTGGTCAGGGGTCTGCTTGCCGGTGAAAGCCACGATTACGCGGGCCAGACCTGGCTTGACGATCTCGTAGTCGGTAATCGATGCGGTAACAGTGTTGATGCCTTTGAGGTTCAGATTCATTTTGGATCGCTCCGTAAGTGACAGTCAATGCTGAATGGAGAACAGCCCTTCATCAGGGTCCGCTTACTATGAAAATGCGGAGTGTTAGAGACCGAGCGCCGTCAGCAATTTTTGGAGCTCTTGCAGTTCACGCTTGAGCATCTTAGGATTGCCAAACTCGCCGCTCAGACTTTCGATTTTGCCTTTAGCGCCATGAAGCTGGCTAGTGAGATTTCGGACCGCATCGTCAACGATCTTTGGTACGTCGTTAACGGCTTCTGCGTCACCTTTGATAGCATCAGCCAGACGGTTGGTTGCCCAGCCTGCTTGAATACGCTGCGCTGCTTGTATCTTGATCATATGATCTCCTGAGGAAAAGGGGCCGAAGCCCCGTTGCTAAATATCGATCCAGTGCGTGTACTTCCACGCAATCTGGAGGGTGATCAGACCGCTTTGACCACCGTCCATCTGGACTTCCTGAATCGTTTCTGGCCAGAGGCCAATAACGTTACAGGTGCGAACCACCTCAGGCACATCGTTGTAGACAACGATCTGGGCGTTGACCTTGTAGGCAGCGGCCAGGCTGCCGCTGTTGCCGGTCCACGAACGCGCACTCTCGTTCCAGCGACGGAACTTCTCGCGCGTTGCCCAGTCAGCAGTCTCCAGGAACGTGGAGTTGATGGAATGGGTGTAGATTTTACGACCTGCGAACGGGACGCTGACGCCGTGCAGCGCCACGTCCACGTTCTCCAAGCCTACACCAGGCAAATCGGTCGTCATGCACTTGAAGGTCAAGTCACGAGTATCCGACGAACCAGGAATGGTAGGCAAGAAGAGGTCGAAGTTGTAGGACATCGCCGGGTCTTGCAGACTCAGCACATCATCCAAGGATGTACGCATTATTGGCCTCCTACTTGGCTCAGGGTTTCTTTGAAGTTCACACCCTGTTTAGAGATCACCATGTCCAGTTGGATCTCGTGGATCGGAATCATCGGAACGATGATGACCGTTACCTTACGAATACCGCTGTTGAACATAGCAGCCGTGTTGTTGGACGCATCCGAGACCACAGTGTAGTCCGAGATACCGCGCGCCTGCTTGATACCCTCAAGGTACTGGGTGCAAGCACCAACGATCTGGCGGCCGGTGAAGTCGTCGTTCGGCTCCTGCAGCGAATACAGCAGGAACTGGTACATCGCGGTCTTCATGACGTTGACGATACGACGCACCGATACCCAGCTGAGCGCCGACTGTTTGGCCTGCAGAGTCTGTTGCTCCCACAACGCAATGCCCTGGCCGATGAAGGTCCGGGTATAGTTCACCTGGGCCTTGAACAACTCAGTGGACTGGCCGTCGTCGTAGGTCTCACGCGTCTTCAACACGTTGACCAGGCCGCGGTTCAGACCAGCGATGGAGAAGCTTGGGTTCGCAACACGGTCAGTGCGTGCGCACAGAGCGGCCGCCCATCCACTGAACGGCACATACTGCTGCTTGCCGTTGATGGTGTCTGCCTCCAGTACATCAGGGCAATAGAGCGCGCTGTAGCTGGAGTTCAGGTTCAGATCCAGCTTGCGATAGTTCACGGCCTGCTGGAACTTCTGCTGGCTGGAAGGAACGTCCAGCATGGCGATACTGTCCCAACGTTTGACAGCCAGGTCGTCCATTGCCTTCTGCACCGTAGGTGTCGCGTGACCGCCGTTGATCAGGATGTTGATCTGGTACAGTTGCTTGTTGGCGAACACGCCGTATGCCGCTGCGACGTCGAACTCGGTTGGTGCAGTACCCGAATTGCCGCCGGCCAGTTGAGTCTTGGCCACCGAAGTGATGGTCGGCACGGAGGTCAGTGCAGGCACGTTGTTCTGGACCTGGATGTACTGGGAGAACGGGTTGATGCGGTCTTCCAGCTCCGTTTCCAGGCCGTCCGAATTGGTGAACGGCGTCAGCGTGCAGTCAAACGACTCAACCGGATGGTCGATGGACTGATTCAGGTCGTACACGTTGACGGTGAAGATCGGATTCTGCGCCGGCAGTTCGGAAGGGCTGGTGATCGGCTTCTGGTTGGTGTCTGGCGTAGCGCCACCGGAATCGATGAAGGTAAACGTACCTTGACCGATGGTAGCGATGAGGCCGACGTTGGCAGAGGTAGTCGAACGACCGTAGATGCGGTAGCCGATAGCCTGATCGACAGGCTGCCAGGCCAGCGTCACCTGATTGGTGGTACCAGCGCCGGCGATGATGACCTGCACTGGTGCCGAGGCCAGCGTTTCGCCGGAATCGGAGAGCGCGCTGATCTGATACTGATAGGTACCAGCCACCATCTGACCACCGGTCGCCTGGGCAGTTGCGGCCAAGCCAGCAGGCGCATCCAGGTTGTGGCTCACTACCTCGATGGCCAGCGAGTTGGCGTAGGAGCCTTGGCCACGGATCGGATAGAACAGCGCGATTGGGATGTCAGTCGGCGCAGGCAGCATCGTCGAATAGTCTGGCAGCTGCGGATTCTTTACACCAGCGGTGATGCCGATCAGGTGCGAGACAGTGCCAGTGTCGTACAGCATTGCCGCCGCATACATGGCGTCCGAATGCACCGCACGGCGTGCCCAGATCTGGTTACCTTCACGGAAGTAGTCGAGGCCGCAGTACACGTCGAACGAGATCTGCGCGTTGGGCGTGCCGTACTCGGCCATGTAGTCCTGCGCGTTGGTGAAGAACTTTGGCTCAGGCGAGCCTTGGTTGGAGACCACGACTTGGCAGGCAACGGAGGTCGAAGCCGAGGTGATGACCTGCGACAGGTCGATCTCTTGCACGCGCACATCGGAGGCGCGTTGTACAATCAGCGTCATTTGCTGTCTCCTTTGACAGGCAGGGTAGTAGCTTGCGGCACCACGACCTTAACGGTCTGCGGGTTCAGCGCCACCCAGTTGTTGCAGATACGCATACCCGCACGAAGCTCGACGCGACGCTTAGGCAGGATCTGCACGTTATCGACCGTACCATCCTCGTGGATGACGCGGGGATGTTGTGTCACATTGGTCAGGTTAATGACCAGAGTGTTATCCATGTACTTCTCCTTAGTTGAAGGGCTCAAACACGTAGCCTTCTATGGCACCATCAGTGGCAACCGCAAGCGATACGTCAAGGTCACTGATAATGCCCTGAGAGCCTAGAACAGGCTCCGACGTCCAACCATGAACAGTCAGAGAGCTCACGATCTTGTACGATGCCTCTTGCTCCGCCCTATTTTCGAGTGGCGGAGTAGGTACAGTGTCGTCCATCGTGACGCCTATCCAGGCATCTAGTTGGCCATACTGTATATTAAATTTGAGGAACCCGCACTGTGCCGCAAACAGCCAGCGCCGCGCATACGACATAACGGTGGCCTTGTCCATACCGTTGAACTTGTTGGTATGGAACTCGACCTCGATTACGAAGTTGGTAGGTACCAGGCGAGCCGTGAATTGCTGATCCTGTCCGACTACTACTCGAACACCGCGTCGGCTAAGCCGCCTATTTGCATACCGCTCATGGTCGACCGCAACGTTCTGGACGGTCAAGAACGCATACGGGTATTCGACCTCACGGCCATCAAAGAACTTCTGGAGGCTCCTCGTTTTGTCCTGGACGGTAACAAACATGCATTTGCAGCCGAAGACCATGCTGAACCGCTTGATCAATCCGTCAAAGACGTAGGTCTCAATGGGTTGGATTTCCATCGTGTCTCCAATAGAAAAAGGGGAGGCGCAGTTTCCCGCGCCTCCCCTTTCGCATCTCGCTTACATGCCTTTCAGCACCGAAGCGAAGGTCGCGTCGAAGTCCTCTTCGTCTTCGTCCTCTTCGACGGTCGCTTCGACTTCAGCATCGTCGACGT